GCGTAACAAAACCACTTGCAGAACCATTTGTTCTATTGAGCCCTGCATAATATAGAACACCTAAAGTAGAACCATTACCCCCTGCGGTGTTATAGGCAGCTTGACCTGCGCCTCCACCACCTCGAGAACCTCCACCACCACCACCGCCACCCCCAGCAATAAATGCCCCAGAGTTGTTAGTTACTATAGTGCTAAGTGCGTTTATCTTAATAGCGTGTCCGCCAGCACCGCTAGCGCTGCCTCCATAACCAAAAATAGCACCATTGTTTATAACTTCTGACTCAGCTACATCGATTGTTAGTGCTGGTTGAGTTGTTGTCGTTGACCGAATATATACACCAGAGTTTACAGTCATTACGATGGGTACGGTCCCATCCCAACCTGCGGCTGTTGCTAAAGTACTCAAGTCAGTACCGCCAGCTTCCACGCTAGATGTAAGGTTAAAAGCAAAGGCACTTTGTGCACTATACCACTCAGACATAGCCATTTGAGCACCTGCGGCTTTATCAATAAGCCCTCGAACATCTGCGTCGTTCATAGAAGTTGTGCCAGAAATACTAAGTTCTGTCATTATATCTTGGATAGATATTGTACCGCTTGGCGTTATTGGCATGTTATGTACCCCTATAAAATTATTTTAGTCTCGTAAGGCATCGCCTATCTATAGTATTTACGTTCCCAGAACTTTGTTGTGTATTTAGATTTTATTTCTGTTACAAACTGCACCAAAGAAGAAGCCTGCTCTTGCGTATCTATAGCCTCTATTTCACTTGTCCAGCTATCTCTTTTAAAAGGTATGACTTGCACTAAAGGATCACCCTTTTTTACAAACGCTTCATCAGAGGATATTACACATGGAAAATTAGTATGTAACAGGTGCTTATCTGTGTCAACTACTGCCGGTAGTATAGTAATATCAGAAGTTTCGTAAAAAGGAGCCATTAGCAAGCAAGAATACCCAGATGGAGTTTTAATCATCCAAGGGTTGTTTAACTTCATCATTTTATCCCCATCACAAAAAGCCTCTAAAGGTGTCCCCTTAACTTGGTTAACATCATGTGCCGAAAAACCCATATTGTATAAACCATTAAATTCTGCAGGTAAGCGTAAATTTCCAACGTGTAGTTTACCTTTACTGTCTCTTTTAAAAAGCAAATCGCACCAAGCAGGTATTATGTAACCGCTTGTCATCATATCTCTAACAGGTACACATTGTTTTAATGTAGCTGGTACGACAGGGTCAGACATTGGGCATCGGTATTCTTTCTTCAAATCTTTATACCAACTAGGGATAAACTTTGAGGCTGGTTTAGGGTGAGGTATACTACCTAATATATCTGGATGAGTACTAAATTTTATATTAGGCACTTGGGTACTCCGGCCAATCTACATCCTCGTAGGCAGTGTCATCAGGTATACTATTTAAAATATCTCTGTAATCAGTTACAGATTTGGTTTCTGTCAAAACACCAGACTCTAAATCAGATTGTAACTTAGTTAGCCATGTATCCCTTACCGCTGCTGTTCCTAGCATTGTTGCCTCCTATACGTAGCCTTTTTTATACTTGCCACGTAAAAAAAGCAAATACTCAATATACTCATCTACTTTTTCTTTCCAGTTTGTATCTACGCTAGGGTGTATTACACCGGACTTCGCTGATGCAAATGCTTGGTCTGCCCATTTTAAAGGGTCAGGCGTAGTATATAAAAAATTATTTATATGAGTGAAAGAACCTAAATGTCTATTTTGAGACAAATCGAAATGATCTACTTTCTTTTCTTTTATGTACGCTATTAATGCACTCTCACTTTTCATAGTCGAATATACATATTCGCAGTTATCCATTAAGGTATACAAATCAGATTCTGCATTTGCAAATTTAATACCGCCTAGATAATCGCTTAGTTCCGTATAAACTTTGTCGTGAGAAACAGGATGTTTTTTAAATATTACATTACCACGACCATGCTTTTTTAATATTTTTTCTAACTTACCTACGCAGCAATGCTTCTTTAACTTATTCCCACCTGTTAAAACAACTAAAGCCTCTGTTGGTTTTTCTTCTGCTGTAAATTTGTACGTATATTTAGAATGACAGCCTTGATCTTTTATAAAGTCAACATGACCTTTCCTTAAACCATCTCCATAAGCATCGCTCATCTGCCTAACACTTTGTTCATAATTTAAAGGGTGCATTATTAAAAGCCCTGCATAAGTAGTGTAATTCACAGTATTAAATGCTAAAGGCTCTGAAGCGGTTACATCAAAATCTAAATTTAAATCTATTTTTTTAAATTTTTGGCGTATGTACTTTTCTACTTCTAAAAGGGGTTTATGTTTATCTGACCAAATAATATCAGCTTCTTTATATTCTAAGTGTGCGGATATAGTGCGGTTTGTGTCGCTGTCTAATACTTTCTTAACCTCATCACAAGGTTTACAGGGTTTTGATAAGTTAAGCATAAAAGTCGGTCGTCCTCTCGGTTGTTCGTGACGTGCTAAACGTCGTAGTAGTACTCCTAGTCGTGTTAAAAGTCGTAGTTGTAGATTGTGAAGTACTAAACGTAGTGGTAGTAGACCTAGATGTACTGAACGTAGTGGTGGTTGATCTCGTCGTACTATATGTAGTTGTAAAACTAGTAGTAGAGGTCCCCTGTCGATACGCTATATTATAGTAGTTATAATTAATACCACCACAGCATGACCCCTGATTGGCAGGGTCTGACATAAGGTTGCCTCTATAATATGTGTAGCCACCTAGATTTATAGGGTTTGCCGCATTACCACCAGCACCAACATCTACCCCTGCCCACATAAGATGTGATTGATTAATTGCATTTCCAGCATACCTGATCCATCTAAAGTTTGCGGGGGTTTCATTCGCGGCAGGGTAATAAGTTCCTGAAGTAGACCTTGAAGTAGTCTTAGAAGTATTAAATGTAGTGGTGGTAGACTGAGATGTGTTAAATGTAGTGGTGGTTGATCTCGTCGTGTTAAAAGTCGTAGTTGTAGACTTAGATGTACTGAACGTAGTGGTGGTAGACTGAGATGTATTAAACGTAGTGGTAAAATCAGTGGACCACTCTTTGATCCCATTGATAAACCAAGACATTACGCAAAGTCCCCAATATAGTTTACTAATATATTATTTGAATCTAACACATAGTAGGATAACACACTGATCTCGTTTGCACCCGTAGCTTGCACAATAGCCGCGCCGTTTACAGGCGTCTTACATTCTGCTGGTAGCGTGAAACTACGCCCACCTGTTCCATCCTGCTTAAATATAATATTGCCCTGACGACCCGGGTCTTTGTTACTAAAAGCAACTGTGGTATTTGCCGTCATTGTAGCGTAATGGTTATTAGCGGATGATAAGTCTATAGTGGACGTACCACCTGACATGGTAAGAGTATTCTGCTGCTGTTGGATGCCAGCACCTACGCTAATACCACTGTTAAATGTTGCTCGGCCAGCATCAGACATATCAAGGGTGAGGGCTGTTATAGCTGAAGTTCCATCCATACCACCAAAAACTATATCAGCATCTTGAACACTAGAGAAAAACTTTACCTGACCAGAGGGTCTACTAATATGTAAAATTTGTGTGCCATTGTCTTTAAGTCGCCAGTTAGCACCATCTGAGTCGTGAATAATATCTCCTGACGCATCTAATGTTAGGTTGCCAGAAGCGTTCAACCCAGCAAACGTAGGGCTGGCTGTAGTAACCAAGCTTTGGTTTATGGCTTTAACTGCTGCGAGGTTAGTTAGTTCGCTGTCCATGAGCGCACCCGCCGAAGTGACGTTGGCGGTGTCTGTCACATCTGCCGATGCTTCTATACCGTCTAATTTAGTGCCGTCAGCAGCAACATCACGTCCGTCTACTGTGCCTGTTACTGTTATATTGCCATTCGCAGTCAATGCAGCAAACGTAGGACTCGCTGTAGTAACCAAACTTTGATTGATAGCTTTAACTGCTGCGAGATTAGTCAGTTCGCTGTCCATGAGCGCGCCCGCCGAAGTCACGTTGGCGGTGTCTGTCACATCCGCTGAAGCCTCAATACCATCGAGTTTTGTACCGTCTGTAGCTACGTCACGTCCGTCGAAAGTGCTGTTAGTTGTAATAGCGCCCGTCATAGTACCACCAGATAGCGCCAAGGTGGTTGATTCATTAGCTAACTTAACCCATGCCCCTGCGTGAGCAAAGTAACCTTTCCCTGTACCATGAACATGAGCAAACATACCATGATATGTCGAAGCACTTGGTAGATCGCCTTCGGTTGAATAGACGTTAGCAAATAAAACTTTGTTCCCGTTACCATCTATGTCACCGGACATAGTACCACCAGACAAGTTCAACTTAGTTGATAAATCTACAGTTGACCAAGCGTAATCACTACCATTCCAACCAAGATACTGTCCACTAGTTGCACTGCTGACATTTACATGGGAATCCACTAGCGGATTTACGTTACCCGCATCTGTCACGTTTGCACCGTCTTCTACATTCAGTGCAGATAACAAGCCGCTCTTTGATACAGACCCAGTTAAACCTACAACGGCTTGGACGGCATCGGTCTGATCGTGCTTCGACCAATTACTAGCATAAGTAGAAGTAGACGCATTATCTGTCGTAGCAACGATGTTGTCTCCCACTGCAAATGATATACCATTAACAGTACCCGCCCCTGAAACGTAATAGAACCAGCCTGTTTGGGCAGAGCCACTACCGGGGAAACTACCTGAACCTGCGTTCCAGTCACCTTTATAGACCATACCGTTTTCAAGTGCGGCAATATCAGTTTCCATTTGATCAAGATCGACGGCCTGTGTAACCGTAACAAAGTCTAACTTAGTTCCATCAGCGGCTACGTCACGACCATCTACTGTACCGCCCACAACTAAGTTGTTGCCAATGGTTACATTGTTGCTCGCATCCTCAACTACAGCTTTATCTGCTGGGTATGTAAGAAATATATTCTTTGTTCCTATACCCCAATTAACCGCATTGTTAGAGTTAGATGAAGCGAACACCGATGTGCGGGTAATGGTTCCCCCACTAGAAGCATAAGTCCCAAGACCTACCTCGTAATCTGCGTTATCAGTAATTGAGTAGTATACAGTATCCGCGTTAGACACAACGGAAGCAAATGTTTGGAAACCTGCAACCGCGCCTCCCAGAGTATAAGCCCCAGTCCCCGTAGAATTAGTGGTTTCTTGTACGCGATCGGCGACGATTAAGGCCATAGGGCAACCCCTTTGTTTTTAAGCGATTCGAATAATAGCGTTCGAAGCGTCCGCTGTTGGGAACTGAATAGTAAATGTACCAGTAGTCGAAGTCTTGTCTGCACCGAAGTCCAGAACCGCAACTGTTGGATCACCTGAAGTTGTGGTGTTGTAGATTAACGCCCCACGAGCCGTAATTGTAGCTGATGTAAACGCAAGATCAGCGAAGTCTGTCAACGCTGTCGTGCCTGAAGAAGTGGGTGTCACATTTGTAAGCGCGCCGCCTCCGGCAGAATAACTACCTGAGTTACTTACTTCGTTACTAGAAGTGTATGCAGTAGTCGCCGCAGTGAAACTTGCGCTGTTTGTATATAGAGCAAGTTTGAACGCATTGCCTGAAGAGGCGGTGAAGTTGTGTTTACCTTGAAGAAGTTCTTTCTTGAACGATGTACACATGAAGTTACCTGAAAAGGCCATTTAAAGTCTCCTAAGTTGGGTTGCGAGGTCAGGAAACCCAGCCTCTTGTAGTTTTACGCATGTTGTTGCGCGGTCTTCCTTAACCGCTACTTTAATATAATGCGCGATAATTTGCAACATCTGCGATTTGTACGCCTCTGCTTGCATTCGTATTTCGGGCGGAGCCGAAGCAGACACGCTCATTAGCTTGTCTACACACATTTCCGCTACAGAATCAGGGCTGTGCCCTCCGTTGTTAGCGGTATGTACTTTTATGGCGTCAAAGCCAAAATCCATTTCAATTTGCATCAAAGTCTCCCATCTCTGTACTCGTCTGTCGAGCTACGTATTTGGACCCCAGTAAGCTGTCCAAGAGCTTCGTCGTAACGAGCAGTATATAATTGGATGAGGTCGGCCTCACCCTTCATGTATGTGTACGCCTCAATCAAAGAACCATAAAGCAAAGCGGATTCGGCGTTGTCGCCGTACCAAGATGTGCTTGAAGTCACGATTGAATCCGGGTCATAATAGTAATGTAGCTGAACAGTGTACGTGTCGTCAGGTGTTGGGCCAAGAATAAAGTTACCTTGTTCCCCTTCGGAGTCTCCGTCAAACTGAGCGTAGTACTTAGGTAGGCCAGAAGTGCTTGCTGAAGGATAGGCTTCACGAATAAAATTAACATCTTTATCTATAAGGAACGAATAATCCCCAGACGAATCTACGACGGCTAAAGAGAACACAGATATGAAATCATCTGGTCGGCCTAAATATAGGCTACCACTAGAAGTAAGTGCCGTAACATTTCTACGTAGTTCAGGCACCATTATAGATCGGTTAAGGCGTTCTTCTGACTGCCTAACAAAACTAGGAATGTTAGAGACGAAGCTCGTCTCCTCATTCTGTGTATAATCTTTTATCGCTGCAACCAGCTCTGTGTAGTTCATCAGAACTTACCCCATTCTACTATAGTTACCGCCTTGCGTAGCCTTACCCATACCACGGCATTTGCCGCCCATACCCATCTTCTTAACTTTGGCTTTGCCACCGTAGGCCATTTTCTTGACTTCTCTTTCGCGGCCTTCCATTTCTTGAATACGAAAACCACTATCCAACGCATCCTTTTCTTTCTTAGTAGCTAGATTTCTTGGGCGAGGTTTAGGTGTTGGAGAGTTGGCAGGTGCGCCACCCTTCTTTTTCTTTTTTAAGTTTTTTGGTCTAAGTCTAGGGGTCTGCATATTAGTCTCCATCTGTTGTTGCTATGGTAACGCTTCCTACAGAGCCTACCATATATTGAGCCGGGTTCCAAATAGGATTCCAGCCAAATAAACCTCTTCCCGGATTAACATCTGGGCGTGGGTTAAGTAAAGATTGCGGGTCTGCTGTGTTAACATCCCCAAGAAAGTTCTGTGGTTGATCAGGATCAAAGACATCCTTGCCCACACGTAGCCCTGTACGTACTCCATGTTGAACCTCGTATATAAGGTCTTCCAGCTTGTAGCGAAACCCAGTCCGGTCACATATACCGTATGCGTGTTTACCACTAGCGTAACCGGGCATTACACAGCTCCTCTG